GTCCTGTCTGCATTACTAACTAAAACTAAATAATATGAACAGTATAGAATGGTTAGAAAATAGAATTAAGGTGTTAATACCTGAAGACATAGGTAGTCAGTTAATGTTTAAAAGTAACATTGCTAAAGCCAAAGAAATGCATAAGGCTGAAATTATAGATGCATTTAATTTAGGTGATTATGGTGATACAAGAATAGCAGAACATTACTATCAGAAAACATTTGGTAGTAAGGGAACTGATGCTAAAGATGTAGAAAAAGAAATGTTTGACTTAGAACAAGAAACCACTCTTGAAGAAGCTGCTGAATCACTATTTCCAGATAGCAGTATTCAAAAAAGAATTTTTATTAAAGGTGCTAAATGGCAAGAAGAACATTCTAAGTCTTTATCAGATAAATGGAAAGAATATCAAGATTGGTTAAATGAACCACCTGAGTTATCAGATGAAGAAATAGAGAAGGGTGCTAAAGAATGGTATAATAAAGAAGGTGCATATTCTGCAAGTGCTATAGCATTAAAAACTTGGGTATATGCAATTAGATGGTATAGAGAACAATTAAAAACTAAGTTATGAAACAAGTCATAATTATAATAATTGTTTGGGAAACAGTTAAATGGTTAGTAAGAAAACTTTGGGATAAAATTGTAAATGAATAATTCATATCTTTAACGTCAGGGCATTCCTGACAATTCACATATAAAACATAACTAAAATGGAAAATTTGTATGATTTTTTATTTCACTACAACTCTTTTACTAAACAATGGAATGCTATTCCTAGAGAGAAAATCAATGAATACTGGAACAACAGGAAAACAGAAGGTGTATTATCTTCCACTTCTATTAACACATTAATGGAGCTCATTACAAAAGGTGATGACTTCATCAAATCAATTGAATAATATGAATGTATTAATTTATGACATAGAAACTATGCAAGAAATGTTTCTTGTTGGTGTATATGATCCACACACAGACATGTATTTTGAGTTTGAAGTGAGTTCAGAGAGAAATGATCTTGATGCATTCATAAGATTTGTAGAATCACACAATGAACATTATTGGGTGGGATATAACAATCTTAGATTTGACTGTCAAATTATAGAATGGATCTTTAGGAACTATGAGCATTGGTTTGATCTTAAATCTTTAGAGATCACAGCCAAGATAGCACAGAAAGCAGCAGATGTTATACATGATGCAAACTATGATGTATTTCCTGAATATAGAGAAGAAGACCTTTCTTTCAAACAAATTGATGTTTTCAAGATAAATCACTTTGACAACAAGAACAGACGTGTTAGTCTTAAGAGATTGGAGTTTGAAATGGACCTTGAGAACATTGAAGAAATGCCTGTACATCATACAAAAACCAATATGACTGATGAAGAAAGACAAATCACCAGGGATTATTGTAAGAATGATGTTATGGCCACATATGAATTCTACAAGGTGACTATAGGACAAACTGAACATCCATTATATAAAGGCAACAACCAAATAGAATTAAGACTTGATATACAGGAAGAGTTTGGTATTAAGTGTATGAACTATTCCGATAGCAAGATTGGAGATGAAATGATTAAGAAGTTTTATTGTGAAGAGAAGAGATTACAATATTCTGATCTTCCAAAGAAAGGATTCTTTAGAAAGGAAGTGAAGGTTAAACATTGCATAGCTGATTATGTAACTTTCATAACTCCAGAACTAAAAGCATTCCATAAGAGAATAAAACAAATGACATTTGGTCTTCAGGATGAGTTTAAAGAAACAATAAACTTTTATAACAATGCCTACACATTTGCCAAAGGTGGTCTTCATACAGAAAACAGCCCAAAGATTTTTGAAGCTGATGCAGATCATCTTATCATTGATTGGGATGTATCTAGTTATTATCCTGCTATCATTATTAATAATGGTAAATATCCCTATCATCTTGGTAAAGAATTCCTTGCTGGTTATAAAAAGATGTTTGAGAAACGATTGGAACTAAAACCTCTTGCTAAAAAGGATAAGAAGATTAAGGGTATTGTTGGTGCTCTCAAGCTTGCTGTTAATTCAGTTTATGGCAAATCCTCTGATATGCAGAATTGGATTTTTGATAGACAACTTACAATGTTCACCACTATAACAGGTGAATTGTCCTTATTGATGCTAATTGAGCAATATGAACTTAGAGGTATTCATGTTATATCAGCTAATACAGATGGTGTAACTATTATGATTAAGAAGGATCAATTAGAAATAATGAAAGCAATTAATACATGGTGGCAAGAACTAACATCTTATGAGCTAGAACGTACAGACTATCAAAAGATTATATTTTCAACCGTAAATGATTACATAGCAATTAAAACAGATGGAGAAATTAAAAAGAAAGGTGATTTCCTCACGGATTTTGAACTTCATAAAAACAAAAGCGCAAGGGTTGTCCCAATTGCTCTTGAACAATATTTTGTTAATAATATACCTATTGACCATACTATTCGCAGTCATAATAATGTGTTTGACTTCTGCTTAAGACAGAAAGCATCAAAAGATTTCCATTATGAAGGAATAAATAGAGCCACAGGTCAAAAGACAATCTATAACAAGTTGATTCGTTATTATGTATCTAACAAAGGAGAAAAACTTCTTAAAGTGAAGAATCCTGAATGTCAAACAGATGCTCCTGATGTAGCACAAGTGGAAGCAGGTGAATGGGTGATGCATGTATGTAATCATCTAACACCATCCCATCCTTTGGACAACATCAACTATGAGTATTACATAGAACGAGCAAACAAGATTGTACATAAAATCCTAACAGAAGGTAAGAAAAGAAAAGTCACAATTGATCCAAACCAGCTAAATTTATTCTAATGCTAAATTACAAAACACTATTTGGAGACTTGTTAGTCTTCAAGAATAAGAATGATTGCATGACCATAAACAGATGTTCATCAACTGGTTTACCATGGATAGAAGACATAGAAGTTGATGGTGAACCAATTGAAGCTAATAGAAAGAACAACTATAGTGTTGCTTATGATGAGAAGAACCCATTCTCTCCTAAAGAGATTATATATTTTCTTGATCATTATGAAGAAATAGTTGGAAGAAAGTATTAATTTCGTATATTTGCGTATAATAGCGTATATATGAACAAGATAAATCGCACTAATATAGCAGATCATTTGGTTGATTATCAACTCACTATGGTGGGTAAAACCATTGCTGAGGCCTACAAGACAGAAGAATGGTATTCAAAATGGACCATGACAGATGAACAGCATGAGCAATTAAAAGCTTATGCTATTCCTCTTATAAAGAAAGTATTTAAATGTAATAAATCAAGGGCTGAAAGTATATTTGGCTGGTTTGATCTTCAATTCGGATTAAAAATTGATAACTCTAAAACAAACAATGATGATGAAATCTTACACGATCTTGAGCTCTGATGAGCTAAAAACCACTTACAAATTCTTAATAGTGGATTTTCCTATGAGAAATTACACTCTTTATGATGAGAATGAAGAAGTCTTATATTATGCTGAAGATGATGAAGATGGTATTAAGTTTGATAAAAAGATTGGTAAAAACTTTGACTATGCTGAAATCTCAGAATTACAATTATTCTTAAATCTTATACACAAATTTGATGAAGGTCTTAAAGACACATTTGATGTGTTTGAAAAGGTCACAACGTTATAATATGGAAAATCAAGGAAAAAAGGAGTCTCAGAATGAAAGTTCTGAGGCTTTTGCATCTATAGCCCTTGTGGGAATAATTGCAATAATTTTATTATTAATATTTTAAAACAAACAACAATGGGAGCATGTCAATTTCAAAACTCAGGCAGAGGTAAGTCTGCAAAAGATGTATTTACAAGATTGCAAGATGCAGCTGAAAGAGAATATGGTGATGATTCTTATAATGGAACAATCAGTACAGTTCCAGGATTTCGTGATATTACGAATGAGTGGAAATCAAGTAAGAAAGATCTTAGTCGTTTCATTAGAGAAAAACTAGATGATGCAAATAAATATGATTGCTTTGCTATTTGCACACATCAACCTGTAACTAACAACAATAAAATCAAATCTCAAGTGGAGCATATTGTTACTCCAGGTACAAAGAAGTGGGTGTTGAAATACGTTGTGTATGATTATAATAACGAGAGACAAATAGGTTCTTATAATACAAAAGGTGATGCTGTTAAAGCTGCTAGAGCACATACAGAAAAGACACAATATCGTACAACTATTTCTATGGAAAAGAAGCTTGAGAAAGGTTCTTGCGAAGTGGCTAAAATTACATATAAAAAATCATCAGAAGAAAAAGATGGCCAATGGATCTTTTTTGGTTATGCTGCTGAATAAAACTTAAATTATGAAAAAATATCAATTAATCACTCCAATATTAGAAAACATTACAGGTTATTGTAGTGTAATAAATGTTTACAATGAACCTTTGTTCTTTATATCTAAGGATAGAGAAAGAGCTATGGTGTACACTGAAAAAGAACTACCTAAAGCAAAAGAACACTTCCGAAACCTTGGTCTTATAATCATGCAAAAGGAAGTGATTGTTTCACATAAAAGAACAATAGATGTATAATTTACAAGATTTTGACCACGAGGCTCAAAAAGATTTTATATATTTGCTAGAAGAAAAAGAACTTCTTAAACAGGAATTGTTTGAGGAAATGAATAGAAAACCAGCAAACATAATCATCGTTAAAGAGCATAAAATAAAAGAACATGAAGAATATAACGTTTCAAAAGTTTCAACAATTACATAATGGTGGATTTACATTAGACCTTGTTTATTTGGTTCTCCAAATAGACAATGGTGTAGATGTTAAAACTCTTTGTAAGGAGTCTCCCAAGTTGGAGGCTCTTTACCAAGGCATATATAGAAAAGGCCTTATTACGGAAGATCAGAAACTTACACTTACAGGTAAGGAGTTGATCAGTTTTATGGAAGAGAGTTCTACAGTTGAAAAGATTGTAAAGAAGAAAGCAGATCCTGTTAATTTTGAATCTTGGTGGAAAGCCTATCCAGGCACTGATACATTCAGCTATCAAGGAAAATCTTTTGCTGGTACAAGAAGCCTTAGAGTTAAGAAGGAAGATTGTAAAGCAAAGTTTAACAACATTCTTGAAGAAGGTGAATATACAGCAAATGAATTGATTGAAGCTCTTAATTTTGAAGTGGGACAGAAGAAACAAACATCTGTAATAGAAAAGACTAACAAGCTTAAATTTATGCAGAACAGTCTCACCTATCTCAACCAAAGAACGTTTGAACCATTCATTGAATTGATTAAAGCTGGTGTAAAAGTTGTTGAACAGCCAACAGATATAGGAGGCACTGATATATGACACCAAGAGAGAAAGCAAAACAACTCCATGCTGATATATATAAAATAGTATCAGATGGTAAAGCTAGTCATAATCCATATATGGGAATAGAATACATCCCTGAATTATGGGAAATTGCTAAAAGTTGTGCATTGATTACAATTTATGAGATTTTAAATAATGAAGAGGGTGCATTAGATTATGAATCTGATATACAATATTGGAAAGAAGTTAAAAAAGAAATAGAAATCCTATGAGTTTTGAACAATTAAGAAAAGAAGTAGAAAAAGGTCTATCAGGAAACAACAATGGTATACCCATGGGATTTAACAGATTGAACAAGCATATAGGCATTAGGAAAGGTATGTATTTTCTTGTAGGTGGTAACACAGGTTCAGGCAAGACATCCTTTATAGATGATGCGTTTGTTCTCAATCCAGTTGATTGGTATATTAATCAGAAAGCTCCAAATATAAAGCTAAAGATTATATATAGATCAATGGAGCGTCCTAAAACATATAAGTTTGCTAAATGGGTGGCTAGAAAGATCTTTATAGACCAAGGGATTATTATTCCTGTTAATAAGCTATTAGGATGGACTGATAAGATGAATCATGATGAGCACGATCTTTTCTTAATGTATGAAGATTATATTGATCAAGTGAGTGATATTGTCACAATTATTGATGGTCCAGAGAATCCTGTAGGTATTGCAAAAGAATTAAAAGCTCATGCTCTTGAGAATGGAACTATTGAGCAAGATGGGTATAACAAACTTTATATTCCTAACGATCCTAATGAAACAACAATTGTTGTCATAGATCATATAGGACTATTAAAGACAACAAAAGACCAACCAACAAAGAAAGAAGCTATTGATAAAATGTCTGATGAGCTCAGATATGCAAGAGACTTCTTTGGGTATACACCTGTTGTTGTTAGTCAGTTTAACAGGAGCATTTCTAATCCCATGAGGATTAAGAATGGTGATGTAGAACCACAGCTAGAAGACTTTAGTGAAAGCTCAAGCACACAGAACGATGCTGATGTTGTATTAGCATTGTTTGATCCTATTAGGTATAAGGTGGCAGATCCTTCTGGATATAGCCTAGAAAGACTTAAAGATCAGTTTGGTGCTAAGTATTTCAGAAGTCTTAGAATAATTAAGAATAGCT